CTCATGTTTCTACTTTAAATATACCTCATTCACATACCCTTACCGGTTCAGCTAAGATTAATACTTCTCTTTCAGGTTCTTTGTCTGTTGCTGCTTTGCGTCAGGCTACTGCTTTACAGAAGTATAAAGAGATTCAGCTTGCTAATGATTCTGATTTTGTGTCTCAGATTGAGGCTCATTTTGGAGTCACTCCTAAGCATTCTGATACTGTTTCTTACTTCCTTGGTGGTGCGTCTTCCATGATTGATATCAATCCTCAGTTAAACTCTAACCTTGCTGATTGGTCTCAGTCTAATGCTATTAAGGCTGCTCCTGTTGGTCAGGGTCACGGAAAGATTAAGTTTACTGCTGATACTTACGGTATTGTTCTCGGTATCTATCGTTGTGTTCCTGTTTTGGATTATGCTCATGTTGGTGTAGACCGTACTTTGTTGAAGACTGATGCCTCTGACTTTGTTATTCCTGAGTTAGATTCTATTGGTATGCAGCAAACTATTCTGGGTGAACTTTGTATGCCTTCTTTCCATGATGGTTTTGACTCTGTTCTTTCGGTTGTGCCTTCTGCATCTTATGGTTATGCTCCTCGTTATTCTGAGTATAAAACAAGTTTTGACCGCTTTAACGGTGAATTCTGTTACTCTTTAAGTAATTGGGTAACTGGTCTTGATTTGAACCGATTGATGCATTTAGCGTTTATGTCTGATTTTGATCATAATTTGGTTAATACTCTTGCACCTGAGTTGTTTAATTGTCGCCCTGATCTGGTTAAGTCGATTTTCCTTAATGGAAGAACACTTTTGACGAAGGATGATAATTTGTTTGTTGGTTTGGTAAATATGGCTTATGTGATTAGACGTTTGTCTCGTTACGGTTTGCCTTATTCCGGTTAAAGTTTTCGATTATGAGTTTAAAGAATATTGATTGTATTGCTTACGTCTCTCCAATTGGTGAAGACTTGCAGATTGAAAGTTTTGGTGATTCTGTTTCTGTTCATTCAGATTCATTTATTCTTTCACGTATTAATGAGTTGGTTGGCTCCCGTAACTTGCAGGATGCAATTCTTGCTCGTTTTGAGTCTGTCTCTGATTCTCTGTCTCCTGAGTTTCGTCAGCAGCTTGATTCACTTTCTGATGATGAACTCGTTAAGCAGACTGATTCTCGTTATCAGCAGTTTCTTTCTGACCGTTCTCAGAAGATTAAGCAGTTGATGCTTGACTTTGACTCTGAAAAGCAGAAAGTTGAGGATTCTCTTAAGAAAGAAGAACTTACTAACCTTGAAAAAGGTCTTAAGGATTTGGTTAAGCGTTTCAATTCTTATGATGTCTAAAATTTGCCCTAGGGTTATGCACTTTCGTGCATGCCCTAGCGGTTTAGATGATTTTACTACCCAATGGTTGCTTGAGTTTCTTATTCTTGCTGCTTGGTCTAGTGATTTATTTGTTCAATTTCAATGTATCGATTATGTTGCAAGCCCTATTAAAAAGTGCCGGAGTCTTCCGCCCCATTGGTCTTAATTTCTCTATTGGTTGTTTTTGTTGTGGTGCTGGTGCTAGTACTAAATCTACTAATAGAGCCAATGAGCGTATTGCTGATAAGACTAATGAGCTTAATTATAAAATGTGGCAAGAACAAAAGCAGTACGATTATGATAAGTGGAAAGAAGAGTTAGCTTATAATACGCCTTACGCTCAGCGTAAGCGTTTTGAAGAGGCTGGTATTAACCCTAATCTTGCTATTGCCCAGATTAGCGGTGGTAATGCTGAGTCTGCCGCTACTTCCGGTAATCGTCCAGATGCTATTGCCGCTCAAATGCTAAACCCTGCTGAAGAGGTTTCTCAGTATTCTAACAATTTGCAGAATATTGCCGGAGGTTTCAACAATTTGTCCCGTACGTTTCAGCAAAATCAATTAGATGCTGCTCAGACTCGTGCCGTTTCCGTTGATGCTGATATTCAGAGTATCGAGCGTAATTATCGTGCTGCTCAGCTTGAGGCTACCATAAACAAGTTAGTTAAGGATGGTCAGTTGTCTTCTGAGCAGGCTAAGAATTTGCGTGTCAATACCTTTATTAATTCTGCTACTGCTGATTCTCAGATTAAGCAAAAGCAGTTTGAGTCTGAAAACGCTCAGAAACAAGGTAAAGTTCTTGATTCTGTTGCTGAACTCAACCTTACAAATAAGATTCAGTCTGTAGTACAAACTAAGATTCTTAGTACTGAACTCAGGTATCTTCCTCGCAAATTGCAAGTTGAGATTCAGAAAGACCTTTCTGATATTTCTGTCAATGCTGCTAATTCTCTGTTACTTGGAACTCAGAGAAAACTTGTTGCTGAACAAGTTAAAACTCAGGTACAGGCTACTCTTGCCTCTAAGACTGATAATAAGATTAAGAGTGATACAGCTGATGCTATTACTGAAAGGATTATTTATGAGGCTGGTGTTGCTGGTGCTCAGTCTTCTCGAGCTCAGAAAGAACTTGAAGAAGATTATGGTAGTATCCCTTCACGTATTATTCATCAAACAGGTAGATATGTTAAAAGTTTTTCTCCTTTACTAAAATAAATTTTGTTATATTCCGTTTTTTAGTATGGATAGATTATTTGATTTAGTAACTGTTGGCATGTTTTTATTGCAGTTATTTTTGTTTCTAGCCTTGATGGTTGCTGCCATTCGTTGGTTATGGTTTCATTCTAAAGATTAATATTTGCGCGCGTGCGATTTACGTACGTGCGCATTTATTTTATATCTATGTGCGAGTTTCCGTTGAAGGAAACGACAACCCAGCCGCTATAACGCAATCCGTTAGGCACACAATACCATGAAAAACACTAGCCTTTGTTTCTTTGGGCAATGCCAAAGAAAAGCCCGTCCGGCTTGAGGACAGTCTCCATAAAACTAGAAAACGCAGTTTTCTCTCCTGTCGGGTACCGACCGCCCGTCCGGCGTTAGGACAGTCCCCATAAACTCTGAGTGCAACATAATAGACGTTATAACGTCAGGAAATTCTGCGTATGCAAATTTCCCACGTTATGACGTTTATTATGTTGTACGCCCAGCGTAGCAGAAAAAGGACAATAATTTAGTCGTTTGAATTACGACGAAGGAGTTTTTCAAACGTCTAAATTATGTTCTTTTTCACATTTTCGTTGGTCGAACACTCAAGCAGGTAAGGCTGGCGCAGCCAGCAAAAAAGCAAAAGCGAGTAAATTTCCTCGCTTTCTCCAACCTCTAGTTCATTTATAGCAAAAGTGACACAACCATATTTTGGTGTTGTGATAGTTTATGCACTTTTGTGCTTATATGCTTACTAGAGTTTACATTTCACGTGAAACATTGTGAAAGTACTTAAAAATTCGTTACCATAATACCGGTTATAAATAAATAGTGTTTATATTTGCACTCGAATTCAGTTACTTAGGTTTTCGGCTGCTCTTAATGTCCGTTTCCTTTGTACTGGTTTATTTATTGTGTAACTTAACATTTTGCTTATGAAAAAGAGAGTCCGTTTTCGGCAATATCTTCGTTGTGTGATTGTCTACAATGACATTCAGTCTGTTCGTGTTCTACATTATGCGGTTTCTACCGATTATGTTGAGGATTTTACTCAGATGATTAATGATACATTTGTTCACCCTGATATTTCATTTACAGACATCATTTATTCTCCTGATTCACGTCAGTTTTTCCAACTTATATAGATATGAATAAAGAAGTATTAAAGATTATCCTTAAGGTATTGATTTATGCTTTGGGTTTGATTGGTTCGGCTCTTGGTATTTCTGCCTTAACTTCGTGTAAGTCTAGCCGTGCAGTTGAGTGCCACGGAAAGACTACTGTCCTTATTCAGGATAGTACGACTATTGAGCACTCTAGTGATTATTTTCGTAATTTCAAGTATCGTTATTAATGAGTAGTCTTCGTCCATACATTAAGTGCACGTCTCCTGTTGCTATTAATAGAGGCTCTTCCGTGTTCCTCTATCCTTGTCGCCATTGCGCTTGTTGTCAGGTATCTCGACAGAAGTCGCTTTCTACTATGCTTGCTCTCGAAGAGTCTAAAGCTAAGTATTGTTATTTTGTCAATCCTACCTATGATGATGCAAACGTTCCCGCTGTTCGTGTACCTATGGACGCTGATTTCGGCTCTTTTACCGAATTTGAGATACTTACACCTCGTCTTAAGGCTGATAAGTATTTTGAGCCTTATTGTCTTGATTATGACGCAGATATAGAAAAGTCTATTGGTCAACTTTGTGCCCATCGTGACGAGTATTCTCGTCTTTATTCTCACACTCATAAGTTTGTACCTCATGATGTAATTTATCTGTTGCATTATCCTGATATTCAGAGATTTATTAAACGTTTTAGACAATATGCAAAAAGAAACTATGACGCTACGTTGCGCTACTACATCATTGGTGAATACGGAACAAACTCTTTGCGTCCGCATTGGCATTTGTTACTATTCTTCAACTCGGATGAGTTGGCAAGAGATTTGGAACGCTGCTACTATCCCACGGTTGATGAACTCAGAGAAAACCCTGATCTCAAGTTCTACACCGAGAATGATTGTTCAGAGTCTATTCATTCGCTTTGGCAGTTCGGTTTTGCGACTACGGAACGTACAGACAAGTCCGCTTACTACTATGTTTCCGGATATGTTACGAGCAGTTCTCGCTTTCCCGTCGTCCTGTCGTCTCTTAGTAGACCCCACTCTCTGCACTCCACGTTCTTTGGTCAGGTTCTGGACGAAGAAGAAGTTAAAACTGCTATTCAGTCAGAAAACTTCGAGTTTTTCAGACTCCACTATCGTCTCTCTAGCAAAGGCTCTCAGATTCCTTTTACCCTTTGGCGGTCGTATTACTCTCGATTCTTCCCAGTCTTCACTGGACTTGTTAATATGTCTCGTGAAAAAGTATTTTACTTATTTGGATTGTGGCAAGAAGTCGGACGATTGTCCGGTTACTACAGAGTAAGTAATCAAGCCCAATGGATAAAGAATTGGTTCTATTATTACTATTCTCGTCCTCTTGATGAGATACCTAGTGATATAGCTGATGTTTTAGTTAATTTGGAGTCCACTTTCGATTTGTGTAAACATTCGAAAACTCCTGATGATGTTTTACCTATTAAAAATGTATTGTATGCTAGTAAGAATTTTTGTAAATTGGCTGATTGGCTCGGGATTTCCCTAACTGATTACTATCGGATATGGTGTAACTTCTATAAGTTTCTTAACCTGTCCCTTTATCGTGAGCATTATACTGCTCTGGAGTCAGATAAAAAATATTTTGATGGTTGGTTTAGTAGACGTTTTATTACTCCTACTGCTGTTATCGAATATCTTAACCCTGATTCTGAATTTATTAACTTTGTTTCTCAGTCTGTCTCTTCTTTTGAGCGTTTGATTAAACATCGTTCTATTGGAGATAGATATAAACATTTATACCAATAATTTATGGCTAATCGTTCGAATATCATGGGTTTGCATGGTCTTAAAAATAAGACTAGCAAAAACTCTTTTGACCTTTCGCATCGAAATCTTTTCACTGCTAAAGTTGGTGAATTGATTCCTTGTTCTGTTTTTGAACTTAATCCTGGAGATACCATTAATTTGGATACCTCTTACTTTACTCGTACTGCTCCTTTGGATTCTGCGGCTTATACTCGCCTTCGTGAGAATGTACAGTTCTTTTTTGTGCCTTATTCTCAGCTTTGGAAGTACTTTGATTCTCAGGTTATGAACATGACTTCAACACCTAATGGTGCTGATATTTCTCGTGTTGCTAATAGTCTTACTTCTAACAGTAAGATTACTACTCAGATGCCTTTTGTTCAGTATAAGGCTCTTCATGAGGAATTGACTAAGCAGGCTAATGCCGCAATTGAGTCTCTTGACTCTTCCTCTCCTATTAATCCTTCTTTGTACAACAACGGTGAATATCGCTGGTCTTGTTCTGCCAAGTTGTTGCAGATGCTTGGTTATGGTAATTTCCCTGAACAGAATTTTGATGTCTCTAAAGGAAGAACTCATTATAAGTTAGATACTTTTGGTCCACTCGGTAGTTCTTCTTCAAATCTCAATTTGAATTTGTCTATTTTCAGATTGCTTGCTTATCATAAGGTTTGTAACGACCATTACACATATCGTCAATGGCAACCTTATAATGCCTATCTTTGTAACGTTGATTATCTTGTTCCTGATAAATCAAGTTCTTTAGATATTTCAAGTTTTCTGCCGTGGAAAAATAATCTTCAAGGCAAAGATAACCTTACTCTTTTGGACATGCGTTTTAGTAACTTACCACTTGATTATTTTAACGGTGTCCTCCCTACTCCACAGTTTGGTTCTGAGTCTGTTGTTAATCTAAACCTTGGTTCTGCT